AAGTGCTGCGCGTCACACAGGACGGTCAGTTTATTTGGCATCCCGATGCTGACCGCATGATTGAAGAAGGTAACTTTAACTTTAACCCTGCCATGCCTCATATCTTGAGGGCTTTGCGTAAGCGTGAGTGGGTAGGACTGACTAAAGAGGAAATAAATCAAGGTTTACTGCGATCTTTTTATGTTTTGGAGAAAGCTAGAGCGTGGCGAGATGGTGTTACATGGGCAGAAGAAAAACTTAGGAGTAAAAACATATGACTAAAGATGAAGCATTACAACTTGCCTTGGATTCAATGAAAGAAATCATACATTGGTATGCTGATCGTGATAGAAATGATGTTTTATTGAATTTTGTTGACCAAAATCCTGAAATACAAAAAATAATGAAAGCAATTACCGCAGTTGAAAAATTACTAAAGGGAAAAAAACATGAATCCATTACCAAAATATAACGAAAAAGGTGAGTTAGACACTAGGTTAAGAGTAGACCCTGTAACTGGGGATGTAGGCATAGGAACACCACAACGCATATGGGTAGGGCTGACGGATGAGGAGCGAATCGACATTGCATACGATGCAAAGCGCGATGAAGTTGTGGCGGTAAAACTGACCGAAGCCAAATTAAGGAGTAAAAACAGATGAGATACGAACAATCTAAACCGCTTGTTGAAGAATTAATGAATATAGCCGTGCTGTTTCATGCAAGCCCGAGTTTGCTGCGCCAAAAGATTGCTGAAGCTATTGACAAGCACATACCAGACCTCGACCCCGCATGTATGGAGCGCGGCTGCCCTTGCATCGATATGTTTGTAAAAAAGGAGCAATCATGAGCATCACCGCAATGAAACAGGCGCTGGAGGCGTTGGAAGAAGCGTGTGAAATTGTTGGGCCGGCTTGGGCATGGCGCGACGAAAAAGGCAGACCAGCCATCACCACCATCAAAGCCGCACTAGAAGCGAAGGATGAGCCTGTGGCGTGGGAACAGTTCCACGAACACATGGCGGGGCCAAATTATGTCGCACCACAACGCACATGGGTTGGGCTGACTAAAGAGGAAATAAATCAAGGTTTACTGCGATCTTTTTATGTTTTGGAGAAAGCTAGAGCGTGGCGAGATGGTGTTGCATGGGCAGAAGAAATTTTGAAGGAGAAAAACAATGCCGTTTAAACCACATCCAACAGATCCAGACAAGGTGATTTTTGTAAGTCACCGCTACGACTTGCAAAGCCATGCCAACGAATACGAGCGTGGCTTTATTGACGGAATGCAAAAACAAATGCAATCAAGCGTAGACAAGGCAGTCAACTCAATGGGCAAGCGTGAATGGGTAGGACTGACTGATGAGGAAAAAGCGCAATTTGTTGTTGCGTATTACCCATCAAATTGGGACAGAAAAACAGCAGTATCTTTAATGAGCGACTACGAAAAATACCTCAAGGAGAAAAATCATGTTTAAGTTTTGTTGCGAAGATTGTGGCGAATGTTGGTATGTAGGCAATCCAAGAACTTGCAAATGCCCTAATGAAGAACTACAACAACCAAAACAAGAGCAAGTTAAGCCTGTGGCGTGGGGCATGGAAAAAGACGGAGTTATCCTTGATGTAATCTGTCCTGACGAACATGAGCGTGAAGAAGGCGAATACACCATTCCTGTTTACACCCAACCACAACGCACATGGGTAGGACTGACTGATGAGGAGATGCGTGAACTCGAAAAGCAATTTGAGGCAGAGCGTGTCAGCACATCTGACGAAGAATATTTGGTCATCTATCCAGCCGCTTACTGGCAATGGCAACGAGCCATCGAAGCCAAACTAAAGGAGAAGAACACATGAATCCATTACCAAAATATAACGAAAAAGGTGAACTAGACAGAATAACCATAGACCCAGTAACAGGTTATGTTGGGATTGGTACACCACAACGCACATGGGTAGGACTGACAGATGACGAAATAAAAGAAATCGTTGGGCCGTATGGGGATGCGCCCATCAAGGGCTACACCCGCAAATTGTTTGACCAAATTGAAGCCAAACTCAAGGAGAAGAACACATGAGAAAACCAATAGCATGGATGAAAGAACTCGTTCCCCAAAAGGGGCTTGAGTGGCAAGTGGTGTTGACTGCCCATGAAGAGATGGCAAAAGATTGGGAGCAGCCAGTCATACCGCTTTATACAAAACAAGAATGGGTAGGGCTGACTGATGAGGATTGTGATGAAGTTGAGCGTTGGGTAGAGTTCAAAGAAGAAGGTAGTGGTCGCATACCGACTTCCAAACTTATCCAATACATTCAAGCCAAGCTGAAGGAACGCAATACATGAAGCGCAAAGAACTAATATTGCGATTGTCTGCCGGTCGGTACCATTTGAGAACAATGATGGGTTGGTTTGAAATGTTTGAGGACTGGGAAAATTACTTGAAATGTGCCGTCATATTCCATGAATACGATAGGCTGTTGAAAAAAGAACTTAAGGAGCGCAACACATGACTTACATGACAGCAGTTATCGTTGTGTTGGCTCTAGCGATTGCTGTTGTCAATGCATTATTGTTTTTGGTTCTTGGATTTATTTTTTATGGGTTGATGCAAATTGATTAAAGAAAAAGACATAAACGACGCGGTGGATTATCTCTACACACACGGTAGGAAATATGCTGAAGCAAAAGCTCATCGCACTTACCTCGAAGAGTATCGCAAATCGCAAAAGAGCATGCTGATGAAGGCGGCCATGTCAGGAGGCATTAAAACGGTCGCGGCGGCTGAGATTGAAGCCTATTCTGACCCGAGCTACATTGAGCTGTTAAAAGGGCTAGAAGCGGCCGTAGAAGCCGAGGAAACGTATCGGTGGGGGTTGATATCGGCTCAAGCCAGAATCGACGTATGGCGCTCGCAAGAAGCTTCCAACAGGACTATGGATAGGGCGGTGGCATGAACGGCTCTTACACGGCAAAAGAGAAATGTTGGGTTGGCAAGATTAAAGAGCAACCTTGCTCTGTATGCGGACAAGCAGGCCCAAGTGACGCACACCACATCAAGCAAGGCAAACACTTCACTGTGGTGGCTCTATGCAAGTCCTGCCATCAAGGCTCAATGATGGGTTGGCATGGACAGAAACGTGCATGGGCTATAGCTAAGATGGACGAGCTAGACGCCTTGAACATAACAATCAAAAACGTATTTACTAGTTTAACTAGTAGTTAATTTACAACATTAGGGTTTGTCCCTACAAAATAATTTAAATAGTTCTTGCAAGACTCTAACTTTGAGTTATACTTTCCTTACCGCAACAGATAGCGGGTTTAACCAAAAAGGAAATTATCATGATTACAGAAACTCAAGCAACTATCCAAGCTCTCGCAACAGTAGAGTCTTTAGCCAACGACATTGATGCACTCTATGTGCTCGACCAACAAGCCAAAGCATTGGCTGACAAAGTCAAAGAATTAAAAGCTTCCATCGCTAACAAGTACGATGTAGGCACACACAAAGGCGAGTTGCACTCAGTCAACGTCGCTCTCTTTGAAGTCAAGGGTACAGTTGACTATCAAGCTCTCTGTGTTGCATACGGTATCACAGAAGAAGTTCTCAACACCTTCCGCAAAGAAGGCCGTGCTGACATCCGCGTTACCCCCAAGAAGTAAATTTAATGCCCCTTCGGGGGCTATAAGGAGATATTCATGAGCGACTCAGTAAGAATTCAAGCAGATGAAAATCGTGCGGTTTATGTTGGACAATTTGATCAAGACATTTGGTTGTCAATCCAAGTGCATGGCGGTGGCGCTCACTGCGTCATCCCACGCGATGAAGCATACAAGATGCTCAAGACCTTGCACGAGTTGCCTGGACAGATGGAAGAAGCATGAACAAGATCGAATTTGGCGATAACAGAAAGACCATGAAAAGATGGGCTGAGGAGGGTGTCAAGGTTCAAACTTGCATCACCTCTCCTCCTTACTATGGACTCAGGGACTATGGTACTGGGACATGGCTTGGAGGCGATCCAGATTGCTCTCACAAGCGTGATTCCAAGCACTCAGACAAAACCATAACTGGACATGCTAATCCTGACCTCGTGGTTGGTGATGCCATCTACAGGTCAAGTTGCTTGAAGTGCGGAGCAGTCAGAGAGGATTTGCAGCTCGGGCTTGAGGAGACTCCAGAAGAGTACGTTGCCAACATGGTAGACGTTTTCAGGCACGTAAAAGACATACTGGCTGACGATGGCACGCTTTGGTTGAATATAGGTGATAGTTATGCGGGGTATCATGGCAACAAAAATTCCACCTATGAAAATGCGCCAAGCAACAAGAATGGTTATTTTGAAAATCAACGAAAAACATTGGTAAACCATAATTACATCAAGAACAAAGACCTAATTGGTATTCCATGGATGCTTGCATTTGCTCTCAGGGCGGATGGTTGGTATCTCAGACAGGACATTATCTGGCATAAGCCTAATCCTATGCCCGAGTCCGTCCAAGACCGTTGTACCAAGGCACACGAGTACATCTTTTTACTGAGCAAGTCAAAAAAATATTATTTTGACCACGAAGCAATCAAAGAACCCGTTCAAGAGGATTCAATATTAAGGATGCAAAGAGGAGTCAGTGACACGCATAAAAATGTGAACGGAGCGCCTGGTCAAACTCCGCATTCTATGAATAAGCCTAGAAAAAATATGAAAAATTTACAACCTGACGGGCAGTCACCCAACAGTTTTCATAAGAGCAGACAAAATGGCGAGCCTGATGTTATTTATGAAAACAGAAATAAACGGTCAGTATGGACGGTGACTACCAAACCTTATTCAGGAGCGCATTTTGCGGTGTTCCCAAGCGATTTAATTGAGCCATGCATACTTGCAGGTGCACCAAGCGGTGGAATCGTTCTAGACCCGTTTATGGGTTCTGGCACAACTGCACAAGTTGCACAACACTTGGGTAGACAGTACATGGGATGTGAATTAAATTTGGCTTACAAAAAGTTACAGGATCAAAGACTTGCACAGGCATCTTTTATTTTTGAATGAGGAACAAAATGAAAACAGATTACGTATACACACCTGCAGGAACAGATATATCCATTCGTTGGAAGGCGATGGGATGGGTTCCACCCAGTGAGCAAGTCGAGTATCAGAAGAAGTGGAAATACTACCAAGAGTTGCCCATGCGCAAGTTGGACGACCATGCCAAGCAAGAGTATGAAGCGGTTATGCGCAAAGCTAAAGTAGCAAGGATTAAATAATGGGCTTTTCATCCAGAATATCACCCACCAACAGAATCCGCGAACAAATCAATTTAAGGGATTTAATTGATAAGCATGGTTTGGCTCTACCCATTGAGCCGAACTTCGAAGAACCACAAGAGGATATTTCGGAAAGTCCACAATTGGCTATCCATGCAAATCTTTATGTGTTCAGCGGTCACACATTGGCCAACCTAGTGGACGAAATTGTTGAGTTTGCCTACCAAGAGACATTCAACATGATCAAACGGAAAATGCAATTCATGGAGGAAAACGAATAATGGAAAAGAAAGAACTAAGCCCACTGGCCAAGCAATTGTTGGGCGGCGCGGGCCACATTGAAGTATTCACACAAGCTGAGTTTGACGATGCCCTTGCGGTCGCCAAAGCCGAGATCATGATGGTGGCCATAGAAACCACTAAAAAGGCCATACAGATCGAAAGAGACGCTTGTGCTGAACTTGCCCTTGAATGGAGCCAAGAAGAGCTCTCAGTGGCTATACGCAACCGTATGAAACCAAAGGAGACAGAATGAAGAAGTTTATCCAAGACATGCAAGATCGCACAGGCATTCACTGGGGTTTGATGGTTGTCTACATGATGGCCGCCGCAGTGATTCTCATGGACATGATGATTTGGAGGCCCAATTGAGCCAAGAAGACGAAAAGGCATCAGAAATCTACGCACAGCTCAATCCTCACATTCAAAATATATTGAGCAAGATTATGGAGAAGGAGGGCCCAGAGGTCTTCCTGACCATCGTCACCAACATGGCTGTGGAGCTCATGGCTTTGGCTATGATCACAGTCAGAATCAATCCAAACGTGAAGGAAAAGCAATTCAGCTTTGACCACATGATGGGGTTGTTAATCCAAGACATTAGGGCCAGATACGACACAGCCGAATCTTCCTATGAGATGCACGAGAAGATTGAAAAAAGCGGGCCTATGGGCATGGCTGACGAGATGTTTATCTGTAGACCATTAAATTAGGGAAAACACCTAAAAAATAGTTGACACAAACTCTAACTCTGAGTTATACTGTAGTCACTGCAACAGAGCAGGTTTATAACAAGGAGTTAGAAATGTCATACACAGCAGTAATCGAAGCAAGAATCGCAGGTATCCCATGCAAGGTAGGCGTAACACACTTTATGCATCATGCAGGTAGTTACAGCTATCACGCCGCGAGTGATTACGATTATGAAGGCTATACAGAGATTGAGTTCGAGGTGTTAGACCGCAATGGCCGCAAGGCACCTTGGCTAGAGCGCAAAATGTCCGATAAGGACGTTGTTGCAGTTGAAAGCAGTATCATTAAGTATTTCGAAGAAGAGGCAGAGTATGACTATTGAGGACTTTAAACCAATGATCAAGATGGCCGTGGAGGACACGGTCAAATCACGCACATTGATCGCATATTGCGACTACATTGCGTACCAGATTCAAAAGAACCTCAAAGCCTTGGACACACAGAACGACAAGCTGTTGGCCAGTGTAGGCAATATGAAGTTCGACGCAACCGACGACGGCAAGTTCCTATCAACAAAGAAAACCATCATGGTAGAAGACCGCTACGGTAAGAAGTACAAGATCACTGTGGAGGAAGCGTAAAGTGGTTACAAAGAAAAAAACAGAGCCCAAATTTGCAATGCCGCAAGAGGTTAAGGAATGGATTGATCGGGCTCACGCAACCATGAACCACCAGAAGGGTGAGATCGAGCGCTTAAAAGCCGAGAACAAGGAGCTCAAGAGCTATAAGAAGTGGGCTGAGAACCGCATATTGCGCAGTGACCAAGAGGAGTAATACAATGAGACTGCACACGAGCTGTGCATTCTTTGCAGTTGCCTTGGGTAAGGCAATACTTTAGGGAGAGCTAAACACTCTCCCTTTTTTTTGAAAGATGCAAATGAACTACGAATTGAAAGAAATTGAATTGACATTCACATGCAAGCTCGCAACCTTTGAGCTAGACATTATTCTGCAACGCCGAGAACAAATCTTCCAAGCAATGAAAGACGGCTTGGATGAAGAAATCATAGGAATAGCAGTAAGCGCTGAAGAGCAATTAACATTATCAGGAACAAAGTGAAGATATTCACCTAAATCTATGTTTCAGTTACACTCTGCATAATGCGCCTATTTGGTGAATATCGATACTTGTAAGCGCTTACTAACATAGTATCTAAAATAGACAAGTTTAGAGGAGAAGATCATGGCAGAGGGAAAGAAGACAGGCGGTAGGCTAGCTGGAACGCCCAACAAGGCCACCGCAGAGGCTAGACAAGCCATAGGTGCTTTTGTTGATGGAAACGCTCACAGGCTCACTGAGTGGCTCGACAAGGTTGCTGACGGTGTAAAAGGAGAGGTGCAAAATAAAGATGGCGAAATTGTTGAGGTATATGTTGTCCCACCAAATCCAGCCAAAGCATTCGACATGTTTCAAAGTGTGGTTGAGTATCACGTTCCAAAGTTGGGAAGAACAGAAGTATCTGGGAAGTTTGATATGGACGTACAGGCTGATGTTCACATGAACGTGTTTGGCGAGCTCCTCAAGGCTATCAAGATGCAAAGGCAAGCTGAATGAGTGTCGTTGACGCAATACTAGATGACGAACCAACTCTTTTTGAAGAGTTTAAGAAACTCACCCCTGTCAATCAGATAGCCTTCAATTGGCAGATGAAGTGGCTCAAGGCGGCCCACAAGCACCAGATTGAGCCCGCAGGGGATTGGTGGGCCATATGGCTCATGCTTGCAGGCCGTGGAGCAGGCAAGACCCGCGCGGCGGCGGAGACCCTAGCATCATGGGCGTGGAATCAACCCAACACGCGGTGGCTTGTGTCAGCCCCTACCAGTGGCGACGTGAAGGGCACATGCTTTGAAGGCGATTCTGGCCTGCTTTCCATTATCCCCAAGGAGCTCGTGGCCGACTACAACAAAGCCCTTCACGAGATCAAGCTAGTCAATGGCTCATTCATCAAAGGCATCCCTGCATCGGAACCAGAGCGTTTCCGTGGCCCCCAGTTCCACGGCGGATGGTTGGACGAGTTGGCCGCGTGGGAATACCTCCAAGACTCATGGGACATGATCCAATTCGGCATCCGATTGGGTAAGCACACCAAGCTGATTTGCTCCACCACACCTAAGCCCAAGGACTTGATCCTTGATTTGGTTGGGCGCGAAGGCGACGACGTGGTGGTGACCAAAGCTTCCACCTACTCCAACATTGCCAATCTGGCTCCATCGTTCCAGAAGCAGATTCTTCAGTATGAAGGCACCAACCTTGGCCGCCAAGAGATCCACGCCGAGCTCATCGACATGGAGGAGTCTGGCATCGTCAAGCGTACATGGTTCCGACTCTGGCCTGATGGTAAGCCCTTCCCCAAGCTTGAATACATCATTCAGAGCTACGATTGCGCTACATCCGACAAGACATACAACGACCCCACTGGCTCGATCACTATGGGCGTGTTTAAGCCTATGGATGGCGGTATGTCGGTGATGATCCTAGACTGTTGGCAAGAGCACCTCCAATACCCTGACCTGCGTCCCAAAGTGCTCGATGAGTACGAGTCAGTCTTCGGCGAAGGACGGGACAAGAAGCTTGTGGACTTGGTTCTGGTGGAGGACAAGAGCGCAGGCATATCACTCATTCAAGACTTACAGAGGGCGCATCTGCCTGTGCATGCGTATAACCCTGGTAAAGCGGACAAAGTCCAACGCCTATCCATTGTGGCCAATATCATCAAAGCAGGGCGCGTGTGGGTGCCTGAGTCCAGTAAACGCAAAGGCTTCGTCCGTGACTGGGCTGAAGGCATGGTGAGCCAGATCTGCTCCTTCCCTGAGACCGCACACGACGAGTTCGTGGACTGCATCAGCCAAGGGCTCCGATACCTGCGTGATGCAGGATGGATCAGCATCGATGCACCACCTCGTGAAGAGCTCATGCAAGAGGACATCGACGACGCAGAACTCTACAACAGGAAGGGTCGATCAAACCCCTACTCGCAGTGAGGAATACTAGTTTAACTAGTAATCAATTAGTTTTACTAGTTTAACTAGTAATCAATTAGTTTTACTAGTTTAACTAGTAATCAATTTGTATTAAGAGGTGAAAATGAATGGCCGAGATCATCAAGACGATTGTTATAGGAAAGTCCTCCACATTGACGGAACGCGAATCACTTTGTCTGACCATAAGTTTGAGCTGTCAGCGACCCCAAGAAACGAAGTGTGGGAACAGCAAGCAGTGCAAATGTTCAGAGAATGGATCAGATGGCGAAAGAGGCAAGAGGAGTTGCGCGAGCTTGGGCCTATGTCAAGGTGATGCACGTTGCGACGATTGTCCGAGCATAGGATAATGGCGCAATGAAGAAGCCTGAACCCACACTAAACGAGATGCGCCTTGCTCTGACGAGGGGCAAAACCAAACATGAGCACGCTCATGAGAAGGCTCGGCTCAATGCCATCAAGATGCTTGGGTTACATGAAAAGAACACGGCTGAAGATCGAGCGCGGGCTCTTGGTTTTGATTTGAATGAAAATCTCTACCACGGCACAAACAGCGATTTTCCTGCATTTGAAAAGCATCCACGTTATGGCGCAGGTACTTACGCTACAGAAGACCCAGAGATTGCGGACATTTATGCAGAGAGTGAGCGTCGTGAAGGTAATGCTCATCCAAATGTATTACCAATTGTTGCTAGGGGTAAAAAGCTTACGGTATCGGATTTGCACCCTGAAGACCCTCATACAGGTGGTTGGTTCAGAGACAACATGGCTAAAGCGACAGGCATGCCTAAGACTCGTCGCATGGAAGAGCAATTGCCAACACATGGCTATGACCGTCTCCAAATAAATGACATGTCGGATTTGGGCGGGGTGCAGACACAACACATGTTCCCAGATCCAAAAGTGATTAGATCAAGATTTGCTGCCTTTGATCCTCATAGAGTTGAGGAAAACGATTTGCTTGCTGCCAAAGGCGGTGAGGTGCATATGGCTGAAGGTGGATCAGGCGACGATTATCGTGGAAGCCATCAAGCACCAGGCCCACACTTTGGCGCACCCATGCACGATGTCTCTAGCAATGGCATGTACCCCGAAGATTTTTATAGCCCAAAGGGTGCTCATTATTATGGAAACATAAATGACCCAATTGACCGAGAAACACATCGCCAAGTGTTGAACGTCAGGGGAAAACCAGATGCTATGGTTACCATACACAGAGCAATCCCAACTTATGTGCATGAAGCCGCAATGAAGACTGAAGACCCCATAAAGCACATGATCCGTCATGGCGATTGGGTTGCAATTCATAAAGGTTATGCAAAGATTCACGGTGAAGGGCCACTTAAAGGGAAGTACAAGATTGCAAGCATGCGCGTCCCTGCCAAACATGTGTGGACTAATGCTGACTCAATCCATGAATGGGGATATCACCCAGATAAAGTCACTCACAAAGCCGATGGCGGAAAAGTTTTATATCATGGGACACCACACACAAAGAGTGTGATTAAAAGATTCCAACCGAAAGGCAGTGGAGACTTTGGTGCAGGCATATACATGACCACAAGCCCTGAGTCAGCAAGTGAATACTCAAAAGGCATATCTGGACAACATCATGGCGCTGTTTATCCTTTACATGCAAACATTAAAAATCCATTGGTAGTCAAAGACAAATATGAAATGAATCATATTTTTGATAGCAATGACACAAACAAACCAATACATGAGTATCTGCAATCAAAAGGCTACGACGGTATTCATGTAACAAAACCTAAAGAGGATAGCGATGAGCAATACTTTGTGGCATTTCACCCAAAGCAAGTTAAGTCATCAATAACAGGTAAAGCCGATGGCGGCGAAGTAAAAGGAAGACCCATGAATGAACCCACATTAGCCCAAATGCGCCTTGAGGTTGCCCGCCATAGCAACCCCGCAGTGATGAACAACATCGGCGTCAATGAAGCCGTGGACATCGATCCTAAGATTTTTATAAATCCCAATCCCAACTCATCTGGATTGCCTGATGTGGGTGGAGTTAAAACACCAAAGGGCCCTTTGCCTATTGGTGGCGTAGATGTCAACCCAATGATGGCGGGCACACAATTCATGCCCCAACAACCACAGCAACAGCCACCACAAGGCCAACAAAGCCCATTCCCTAGCATGGCCCCTTCTGGCTCTGGTTCTCCTCCTGATCAAAGCAATATCTTGAACCTGACGCCTCAAGGTCAAGCCATGAGCGCCATGAAGCCACCGATGACACCCAATATGGCTGATGGCGGATCGATTAATGATATGGTTCGTCAGCGCATGATTGCAGAGGGAAAAATCAATCTTAATCCAGCACATCCTAAGACTGATAGACGTCCGTTTGAAAATTCCGCACAGCGCAACAAACGCATGCCAAAGAATTCCACTTATCCTGAGTCAACAGACCCTATGGATAAGTTTAAAGAACAGGCCATCATGAGATTGGCTCTTGCACAACGCAATAAGGTTCCACACCTTGCAGAGGGTGGACAACCAATTGAGGGCGAGAAATACTTGACCACTAATAATCCTAAGCGAATCTTGTTCCCTGCGGAAGGTTATGGAGATGTTAAAGGTATTGTTGTTCCGCGCCATATGTGGCATGGCAATAACAAAGTCAATGGCATGAAGGAAATTAACAAAGCTCGTGCTGAAGTTTATGGTTCAGAAAATCGTCAACCATTGAACATTGGACAAATTGGAAGAATCCATAAGCAAGTATTGAAAGATCACTTTGCTAAGCCAATAGATGAACAAACATCGGCTGAGAAAGAAGCCCTAGAAAGATTGCGTAAAGCCAAACACATTGGTAAGAATGCAAACACGTTGGATGAAAGCGAAAAGCTTGACACAGTGCGACATGAGTACGATGACAGGGGTCGTTCGCATGTGGGCTATGCGTCAAAGGGAATTGCAGGCTATGCGCTGTACACATCGGGACATGGTGAGAACGAAAAGCATCACATTTTGAACACCTGCCCTGGCCAAACTACAGGGTGCGGAGGTGGCCACGACGAGAACGGCATTGTGGACACAAGCAAGGGCACCTGCTTTGCACCGAATGCTGAGTCCCAGTATGTGAACGCATCGATTCGTAGGGCAAGCCATGAGCAATCCAAGCACGATCCCGCAATGACTAAAGATTGGATCCTTGCCCACACTGGCTCATTGAGACAAGCATCACAGCAAGCTGACAAGAAAAACCAACGCTTGTTGTTCCGTCCCAACGTGGTGGACGAGACCGACGTATCCTCAAGGCATGTATTGCGTCACTTGAACAAACAGCGTCAAGCTATAGGCAAGCCCCCAATCATTGCTAACAGCTATGCAAAGACCAATGAGTTGCACGATCCTGAAAACGGATACTTTGTGACCCATTCAAATGTTGGCCCCAAGGTCAAGCATGGTCAATCCATCTCTGAAAACATTGCAAAAGACAAGCAACGCATTAGATCGACCGTTGGAGCAACCGACGCCAGTGGCAAGGACTTTGTCAATGACGACGGCAACAAAACGCCTCCAAAGAACTCATACATGGTCACTGACGTTAAGCGTGGCTCACCCATGAGTAAAGTTATGCAAAGAGCTCTGAAGTATGCCAAGTACTGGTCAGCAGGCCGTGAAGACCATGAGATCAGCGACGAGGAAAAGCAAGAGGGCGAAGAGGGTCACTTTGATGGCAAGGGCCGCCCAACTACTGAGGAAAAAGCGCACTTTGGTCACATCACCTTCAATGGCAAGCGTTATGACTACCAAAAGCAACACATCCTTCACCCACGCTTGGTGCAAGTTGGCGTGAACAAGGATGGTACAGCGCACATGATTCCAACTGATTCACGATTCAAGGATAACGAGTTTTTGCCTAAAAATCGGTTCATGACTAAAAACGGCAAAGAGGCGGGAGCCATTTTGATGACTACGCCCACCGAGTCAACAAGCAGAGTTGGTCATCACACCTCATTCACTCACCATGTCAATCCTAAGCACATTGATTATGCTATTCGTAACAATGGTGAATACGAAGTCGATCCTCCTTTGCAACAAGAGATGGCTTTGGGTAAGGAATATGTCGCGCCACAAGAGATTAAGATAATGAAAAAACCCAAGAAATTTGCTATGGGTGGATCTGTAAGTAGTGATGATGATTTGGGTGCAGATGATTTCTTGGCATTCCCAGAACAAAATCATCACGCACAAAGAATCCTAGCAAAACGAATTGGTGTAAAGGATTGCCATCAAGTAGATCCAATCCACTATTACAGAAAAAAGGCTAAATAATGAGCGACGAAAACGACATCAACATTGACGAACAGGAAGACGGATCTGCTGTTGTGGACATGCCAGAGATGAATGTCGATGAACTGCCAGATGGTTCAGCGGTCATACAAATTGATGATGGCCCTGAGTTTAATCCTGACTTCTATGACAACTTGGCTGATTCAATTAGCCCAAGCGTTGTCAGTGATTTAGTTTCCAGATACCGTGATCTACTTGAGTCTGACAAAGAAGCTCGTGAACTGAGGGACAAGCAGTATGAAGAAGGAATCAAGCGCACAGGGATGGGGAATGATGCCCCTGGGGGTGCAACCTTCATGGGCGCATCCAAAGTTGTTCACCCTGCAATGGCAGAGGGCTGTGTTGACTTTGCCGCTCGCGCCATTAAAGAGCTCTTCCCATCCGATGGGCCCGTTAAATCGAAAATCATCGGGAAGCAAGACGACCTGAAGTCGGCCATTGCTGACCGTAAAGTTGACTTCCTTAACTGGCAGATCACCGAGCAAATGGGTGAGTTCAGGGATGAGCTAGAGCAGTTGTTGACTCAGTTGCCTTTGGGTGGCTCACAATACA